GGTGCTCCACCTGAAGCAGTTTGGTTACCTGTAAATTCGGCATAACCTGCATCTGGTAGGATTGGGATAATCATGTTAGCTGAATTCATTGGTATTTCTCTAAATAGAGGTGCCAATACTAGCTCGTTCTGAATATCTCTCTCGATGTTTGTTGAAACAATTTGTTCAAAGTCTGCTGAAGATACTTCAACACCTGCTTGTGCATTTACTTTCTCCATTACACCTTTAGCGTAATCGTTGTTCCATCCTTTACCAGTCGCTAAACCAGCAAATTTTGCATCGATAATGTCGTTCTCAAAGTTTTTCTTCCAGTCGCCTGAACCTTGTCTGTCGTTGAAAATTCTTTTTGACTCTCTGATTGACATGATTTCTTCTGATTTCTCAGCTAGTTGCTTCTCTAATGAGTCAACAACTGTTTTTAAGTCTTCATGTTTTTCAGAAACTCTTTGTTCAACGTCATTCATCAGTCTTTCAGCGCCAGTTAGACCAGCTTCGATTACTGTTTTTTGCTCTTCCTGTTTTGCTTCTTGAGCAGCCTTAGTTTCAGCTTCAACTTGAGCTTGCTTTGCAGCCTCCTCTTGTTGAGCTTTCTCTTCTGCTGCCTTCTGCTCGGCTTGTTGCATTGCATATTTAGCAACTGCTTTTTCAGCAGCTTCTTTTGCAAATGCGTCTAAGTCGATTGAAGTTTCAGGAGATTTTTTCTCTTCTGACATATCAGTCTCCATTGATGAGGATTTCTCCTCGCTTGGCTGCTCAATCTTAACAGCGTCTGCTGATTCAACTGAGTTAGCCTGTAAAATTTCTTTTTGGTACCGTCTGTATTCTTCCATGTTATCAAATGACTTTGCTAGTCCAAAGGTTGCCCCTTGGTTGCAAGGTACTGATACTACAGAAACTTCAAACAGTTCCGCGTCTTTAATTTTGTATCCATCGGTATCAGTCATATACTCAGAATCTTTACATCTGAATCCAACTGAAAACGCTCCGAGAACACCATCTTTCACTAAATGAGTTATGTCACCTGCGGCTTTGGATATCTTTGCAGTGATATCTAAACCTTTGTCAGTGACTTCTAAACCTGTTGCTCTACCGATAGGCTTATTATAGTCATGGTTAAAAAGAATGATTGGATTACTCTTAAAGTTTTCTAATCCGCCTTTTGTCCATGCCTCTGTTTCGATAATATCGCCAGCTCTATCTAGTGCATTTGTACTTGCAGAACCTTTAATGTTTATTCCACCATCTTCAGTTTCGCCTAAAGTTTTAAAAGTACTCGTCCAGTGATAAATTTTATTACTTGACATCTTTATCTTCCTTTTTCACAGCTTTCTTAGGTGCTGGTTTTTTAACTTCCTTTACCTCTTCAACTACTGCTACTTGGACAGGATGTCTTTTCTTCATAGCAGATAATACTCTGTTCCATGAACCAAATGCTCTTCTAAGCAAATAGTCTTTGACAGGTACATCGTTACCATGTGATTTGTATTCAGACAAATCCATTTTTTCTACGCCTTTGTCGGCATGAAAATCGGATAAAGCCTTTATCATCATGTCTTTTGTCATTATTCTTCCTCACTTGGCGGGGCTTCTTGTGGCCTGCCGCCTTCTTCGGGGTTTGTGGCTGAACCTGCGATATTCGCAGGAACTCTTGGTGTATCAAATCCCTTGATTGTTTCAAGTCTCAATGCCTCCCTTGCTTCATTCGGTGTCATAATACCTGTATTTACAAGTGTGGCATAGTAGCCCGCCTGGTCTCTTAACTCTGGTTGAAGTGCAGGTATTCCTGATACATTCTCATCAAGTTTGAAACCGAAATATCTCTCGAAAGCATACGCTATTTTGTTAACAATAGGTAGTATGGTTTCTAAATAATATAGACGATGGTTAGGCCTTAAGTTGGCATTATTACCACTGTCCATTAAAATTGGTGGAACACCTAGTGCTTTCAGAATTATCTTTTCGTTGGAAGCGATTGCTTCTTGGAAATCTAAATTCTTAAAGTTTACTTCACTTAGGTTTTCTACCTCTAAACCCCCATCTAAGAACAGAGGTCTTCTACCACCTGACTGAGGATTGTATCTAGCAACCCACGCTTGTAACATTCTTTCTTTGATTTTCTCAGAAAGAGTGTTTGGTGATTTAAGAACGAGTCCTGGAACTGCTCCATTTTTGAAGAAGTTGTCTTGGAATCTTCTCATGCTACCAAGTAACTGCATAGTTCTAAATGCAGGTTTTAATCTTGGTATACCTCTATAAATAGAATTAAAACTGTTTTCTTTAATGTGTATGATTTCTGAAGGACTATAATCTATAGTGTGGTCATAAGAATATTTTTCTACATACTTTTTCTCATCACTATGTATAGTTACATGCTCTGCTGGAAGATGGTACAGATGTGCGCCATCAAAATAAACAAAGATGTTACCATCAATT